TGATCCCTCGTAGTTGAGATGAATCAAATGTGATTGGGTCTCAAGTTCCTTGAGGTAAGCGCAAAGTGAAATGCACTGCTGGATGAATGCACCCACATCACCACCAGCCTTGGATTTAGCAGGAGCCTTAGGTTTGCCCTGGGGCTGAGGAGCAGGTTGTGCCTGAGGAGCTTCCGCAGCCTGGTACTGTTGAGGGGCAGGAGTATACATGGTTACTTATCAATAGTTCTAGTTTAACAACGTTAGACTTTTTATGTTTAATGCGAAGCAAATCAATTATTTGAAATAGTTTTGCTAGACTATTTTCAATAAGATATCCTTCAGTGGCAGCACCAAACCTTAAAACGCCAACTACAATAAATGGCAAAACAATAGGGTATGCCGTCACCACCTCGATGGCTGCAGCGCTGAGCAACGGCGCCAGCAGTGGCAAGGTGCTAAAGATCAACAGCGTCTACTGCGCCAACGTGGACGGCACCGCAGCGGCTGACATCAGCTTGGAGCATTACAACGGCACCACTGGCTTCGCTATTGGCAAGACGATCAGCGTGCCAGCTGACGCTACCCAGGTACTGGTCACCCGCGAGGCATACATCTACCTGGAAGAAGGCCACAGCCTCCGCGCACAGGCCAGCGCCGCCAACGACCTGGAGCTGGTCATCTCCTACGAGGACATCAGCTGATGCTCGGCTTCAACGGCGGACTGCTGGGATTCAGGCGCGAGCAAAAGCGCACCACTCCTGGTCTGTGGTTTCCGAACGAGCGGGCGATTATTGAAGGCTCTGATCCCTACTTTGCCAATGTAAGCCTGCTGCTGCACATGGATGGCAGCAACAGCAGCACTACGTTTACGGATAACAGCAGCAACGGGTTTACAGTCACGGCTAATGGCAACGCGCAGATAAGCACGGCGCAGAGCAAATGGGGCGGTGCAAGCGGATACTTTGACGGAGCAGGAGACTTTCTGACTGTTCCGGTCAATAGTGCATTTGAGCTTGGCACAGGTAATTTTGATGTAGAACTATGGGCTCGGTTTGATTCTGTTAGTTCATTAATTCCATTAGTCAGCCTTGGCGTTGGCGCCATCGGGGGCGGGTCTCCAACTACATCCGGTTGGGCGTTATTTTGGGAAACAGATAATACACTTGCCTGGTATAGATTTGATGGGACGACTTCAACAATAACTAGCCGCGCATGGACCCCAGTTGTCAATACATGGTATTTCATCAAGGCCACTAGAAGCGGCACTAATCTGCGACTTTTGGTAGACAATACACAACTTGGCGCAACGGCTACAGACTCAACAAGTTACAACAAGATTAACAACGATGATCTGTACGTAGGTCGTTTTATTACTGGCCTTGGAACTTATTACATGCCGGGCTACATCGACGATCTCCGCATTACCAAAGGCGTTGCCCGCCCAGATGTACTTCCGAGTGGTCCCTTCCCGAACTTCTGATGCTCTACTCCCACCGCCAAGCCGCCCCAGCACCATTGCCGCACCGCATCCGCTTTGCGGACGGCAGCACCCGCACCGACAGCACCACCTTCACGCCTGACGAGCTGGAGCGTGCCGGGTACAGCGGCCCCTACGAGCGCCCCGAGTGCAACCCGAAGCTGGAAACGATTGACTGGGACGGCAGCGCCTTTGTGGTGCGCCCCTACAGCTTCAACGAGCTGCAAATGCAGCACGCCAAGGTCCGCGATCAGCGCATCGAGCTGCTCAAGGCCAGCGACTGGACGCAGATTGCTGACTACGACCTCGGCGCTGATCGTGACGCCTGGGCCATCTACCGCCAGGCCCTGCGCGATCTGGCTGATGCGCCCAACCCATTCGACATCACCTGGCCGCAGCCACCTACATTAACGACTCATCTTGAGATTTCTTCCCAATCCATGAGGGTAACCAACGTTAGCGCTGTTACTACCAACACAATCGCCACGCATCCTTCCTGGACAGAAGCTCAAGCTTAATTTGGTTTGCTAGACTTATAAAAACAAGATGATGCGCACATGTCTAAATTTCCTTTGATAAATTCTGAAGGCACTGCTATTTACAAGCAGTACTGTAATTTTCCTGGCGTTTCAGCGGATACGTATCAATTAAATCCCCCTGGACTAACAACAAAAACAACTACTGCTTACACTTTAAATAATGATGACAATGGAAAAATTGTTGTTTTTACAAATTCATCTACTATTACATTAACAATTCCAGCAGGATTATCCGCACGTTTTACATGCAGCATCGTCCAATACGGAACAGGACAAATAACGGTAACCGCTGGAGCCGGCGCAACTTTACGTTTACGGAATGGCACTAATAAAACAGGTGGCCAATATGCAATTGCATCTTTAGTTAGCGTAGTAACAAATGAATACATTCTTACCGGCGATACTACGAGCTGATCAAAATGTTTATACTTCCTCATTTAAAAGCTTTAACAGCTGGAAACTTTGCCTCTACTATATTTAAAAATTCTGCCCTTGATTTAAACTTTGCGTCTACTAAAAGTTTAATTGATTCTGCAACTGGGCAAAATTTAGTTACGTTTACCCGCGCCAGCAGTGCGACCTTCATCGACAGTGCGGGAACGCTGCAGACGGCGGCTGTGGATGTGCCGAGGTTTGACCACAACCCCACAACCGGCGAAAGCCTGGGCCTGCTGGTGGAGGAGCAGAGGACCAACAGCATCCGCAACAACACGATGGTTGGCGCGGTGGCTGGTACGCCGGGGACACCTCCAACAAATTGGAACCAGTCAAACAATACGGGTCTAGCGGCAAATGTAGTCGGCACCGGCACGGAAAATGGAATTACATACATTGATTTTCGCATTAACGGCACAACTACAGGCACAGGTCAGACAAACATTGTGTTTGAAACCGCCACGGGTGTGCCAGCTTTAACTGGGCAGGCCTGGACGCTAACGAACTACATCAAAGTGCAGGCTGGCTCAACCGCTAATTTCACAAACATTCGCCTTGTTTTGCAGGAAAACACATCAGCAGGTGTTGCGGTGGTTAGTGGCACACAGGACATGACTATTCCTGTTACACCACTGGGGTCTTATAGGCCATCGTTTACTAGAACACTATCGGGAGGGGCTACTGTAGCCGCCCTTATGCCTTTCATTCAATGCAACATTAACACTGGCTTGGCTGTTGACATCACCCTCCGCATCGGCCTGCCCCAGCTAGAGCTGGGTGCATTTGCGACCAGTGCGATCCCAACGTCAACCGCAGCCGCCACCCGCAGCGCGGACGTTGCCAGCATCACGGGGGCGAACTTCAGCTCCTGGTATCGGCAGGATGAGGGGACGGTGTTTGCAGCATACGATCAGCCAGCAGTTGGAGGTTCGATTGTTGTTATTGATGACGAAACCGCTAACAATTCGATCAATCTATTTAGCGTTAGCGTAGCCAATCAAAGAGTAAGCTCAAACATGCTTGTTGCATCTGCAAACCAAGGGCGAATGGATGCTGGTGGGACATTCACGGCAAACGTTTTGAACCGAGCTGCGTTGGCAGTTTCCGCCAGCGGAAGAGGGCTCTCTTGCAATGGCTCTGCTGTTTCTACAAGTGCAAACCCATCGTCCATGCCAACCCTTAGCAGGCTTGCGATTCAAGGAGATAGTAGTTTTGTTGTACAGAAAGGAGGCACCATCCGCCGCCTCACCTACTGGCCCCAGCGCCTCCCCAACAGCACCCTCCAGGCAATCACGCAATGACCCACTACATCCGCTTCCCCGACGAATCCACCGGCATGGCTGCCCTGGATGCTGCTGGCCTTCTTTACACCGACGATGATGGCGTCACGCATCCCCTCACCGCCAGCCACACGCACGCCCTGGATGTCATCGGTCCCATCTACACAGGCGGCACCTACGACCCTGAGACCGGCGAGGTGCTTACCCCACCCGTGCTGCTGAGCGGCTGGCACGTCAACTACATCGGTGAGCTGCCTGATGGGTGGGACGCCTATGTCGTGACGCCGGAGCAGCCGGTAAGAGTGTTTGCAACATAATTATTGTTTACAGCTACTTGGTACTGTTGGGGAGCAGGAGTATACATAATTTTTTAACTGTAGTTCTATTATAAAAGGAAGTGCAACAATAATTTTATGCATTAAAATAAAAAGATAAAGGCAAAACTCATGACAGCACATCCCCCCGATAGTTTATTTTTTACTTATCCTTTGCTTGATGCACCCGCTTCGTGTGATTCCATTTCTGTTTATTTACCTCCAACTATTGTCACAAAAAACTATTCGTTGTTTGTAACAGTAGCATCAATTAATACCAACGTTATCATTGCACTAGAAGCATCAATTGACGGAACCCACTGGTCTAAAATAATTGCCAATACAACCATTACCGCTAACGGTACAACTCATTACAACTCAACAAACCACCCGGTGAGATACGTTCGACCAGTATTTGTATCCGAATCGGGCGGCACTGCGGCAACTGTATTATTTTCTCTTGGCACTGGCAACTAAAATTGTAGTTTTTCTTGCCTCCATTCAGCACGCAAGTGGCCATAGTCCCGTGGCTCAGTAACGCTTACATCAGTTGTACCACACACACACCACAAGTTCCCATGTGATTTGTAGAGCAATTGTCAGGTCCAATATAAGTTCCATTTTTATACCAGGCACCGTGCTTTACGCCGCACTTGTGGCATATCCAATTCGGATAATTCACTCGCTTTTGTTTCTTCATTGCCTTCAATAAGATCAACTAATGTTTTGCACTTGAGGTAATCATCTTGTGCACTCTTGGCTACATTTGTAGCTGCAATCAAGAATGCTTTGTAGAACTGTTCAGCACTTAGTTCATGCGCAAATTCACAAAGAGTGTCACTAAAGTGTTCGATTGCTTTCTGTAGATAAATGTTGTCATCTACCTTGGTAGGTTCAATATCAACCTCGGCAAGTTCTTTGTAAAACGAACGCCAGTCTGGCATCTCATGCGTAGCTTTGGAGGTGTCGTGCAAATTTTCGCGTGAGTCTTTAGACATTAACGGTTCATCCATGGAAGCAACAACGGCGTGAGTGCGGTACCACTTTTGCCATTCCTTGATGGCATTGATGGGTTCGTGGGGATGGTCCATAAAAGAAAAAGCACACCCGCATTGTGATGTGCTTTGAAGCAACTGTGTTCAATATAAAGCTTAAGATATAACTACCACGGGTTCTGTGTCAAGCGCAACCGCTGGCAGCAAACCAGCCTCGTATTGACGCACTGCTTCCACCATTTGGAAGTACTTCTCCCGGCAGTACGGACCTGCCTCATTCAGGCAGAAGGCTTCCCACAGGCCGGTGTAGAGGCCGTGCATGGGATGCTGCGGGTGCTGGCGTCCAGAGCACTCATACATGTGCTCAGTAAAGTCTGCTTTCTTTTGCTCAGTAATAACGTTCCAGTTGCGGAGTTGTTCCTTGAGCCAAGGCGTATCAAAAGCCCCAGCAGTTTTAAGTTTGATTGCGAGGTCGTCAGTCATTGGAATCCAGTGCGGTAATGGAAGTGAATACAGAAGACACAGTGGGGCTTGCTTCGTAGAGGAGATCATCAATCTCATCTTGGAGCGCAATCGCAATATCCTGCGGCGTTTTACCACCGAAGGAGTCATACTCTACTTCAATATCAATTGCAAATGACACCGTTAGTTTTGGCACAGTAACTGGTTCCATCAATAACTGGAAGGACCCAGTCACTATATCAGTTATTTAGAAGTCGTTCCAGTGAATGGGCTTGATGTTGCTGGTAGTAACCAAGACGTTCTTGGATTACGTTGTAGTAATTGATAGAAGCGTCTACCATTTCTTCGGCATTCATAGAAGCAGCTAGGTTTTCATTTGATAACATTGCAGCGGTTAAAACAAGAACACCATGCTCAAGCTTTGAACCGATGGTGGCTGACAATGGAGTTCCATCTTGAGTAAAACCAGCGATTAATTTATTTAAAGCAGCATCTCCGTTCATTGTTTTTTAATGCTTGCAAAGCGTCTTCTTTAGTTTCATAATAACCCAAATGAACTTGTCGGTTTGTGCTTGTTTGTTTTGTATAGGCCTTCCATTTGTTTTTGCTTTTAACGCTAGGGCAATAACAAACCATATTGCCTTTTTGATTTTCTAAATTTTTATCTCTGCTTACTTGACGTAAATTTTCAATTCGATTATCTGC